TGCTGTAAACGGCTCTGCTACTGGTGTACGTTGTGAACAAATAAGACCACTTGTTGATGATTGAACTTGTTGCTCTCGCTTCATTTTTTCCATTGCATTACGCAACAAACCAGCTTCCACTATTCGCACTCTTGTTAAAGATATGAGTGATTCTGAACTTGAATCACTCCGAGTTGGTGCTTATGAAGGTTTGCGTGATTTAGCTGGCACTCAATCAGGCCAAACTCGTTTGCTAAATATGTGGAAAGAAGACGCAACTAGAGAGCGTCTAAAAGAGATTTTCCCAAGCGAGAGGGCTTATCGTGAGTTTGCTTCTACTATCTTTGCAGAGGCAAAAAAGAAGGAATCTCAAACAATTGGCAGAGGTTCACAGACTGCTGGGCGTGAGGCTCGCATGGAGGATGTAAACCTTGAGAATCTTAAAGACACAGTAAATGTGGCTGCTGCTGCAAAGACAATGGATATTGGTTCTTTAATCAATATGTTGTCTGGAAGCATGACAAGAACTGGAGTTCCAGAGCCTGTTCGTAATGAGATAGGTAAAATCTTGATGAGCAGAGCAACAAGTGGTGATGAGATTCGTTTGTTGCGTAATGCAATGGAAAAAATGAAGCGAGAGCAACAAGTTCAATCATCAACAAGTGGTCTTATTGGTTCACAACTTACACCAGTAGCAGAGCCGTTTACAGCAGCATTGCGTTCACTTTTGCAATAAGGATTAACATGGCAAAGACCAAGATTTCAGAATACAGCAGTACCGCAGGGAACAATACTGACATTAACAGTATTAACTTAGCGGAGGGTATGGCCCCGAGTTTGGTCAACAATGCCATTCGTCAATTGATGGCTCAGTTGAAGAACTTTCAAGATGGTTCTGCTGGCGACAATGTAACTGTTGGTGGTAACTTGTATGTGACTGGCACATCTACTACGACAGGTGCGATTACTGCCTCTGGTGGTATCAATGGAAATATCACATCGTCTTCTGCAACGATTACTGGCGGTACTATCAATGGTGCTGTTATCGGTGGTTCATCTGCCCAAGCGATTACAGGAACGAATGTAACGGCTACTGTTGGCTTTACTGGCCCATTGACAGGCGCAGTAACAGGCAATGTAACTGGTAATGTCACAGGTGCTGTAACAGGTAATGTGACTGGTAACCTGACAGGCAATGTTACAGGTAATGTAACGGCTGCTTCTGGTACTTCAACATTCAACAATGTAACCATCTCTGGCTCATTGGATATGGATGCAGGTACATCAGCAACCATTACTGGCTTGGCTAACCCTGTAAACGATTCTGATGCTGCCAACAAGGGTTATGTTGATGCACTAGCCCAAGGTATTGATGCTAAAGCCTCATGTGTTGTAGCTACAACGGCTAACATCACTTTGTCTGGTACGCAAACAATTGATGGCATTGCAGTATCTGTTGGTGACCGAGTTCTGGTTAAAGACCAATCTACTGCTTCACAGAATGGTATCTATCTGTGCGCCTCTAGTACATGGACTAGAACAACAGATGCAAACACATGGGATGAGTTGGTTGCTGCCTTTACCTTTATCGAGAAGGGTACGACACAAGCCAACAATGGTTACATCTCAACGATTACTGCTGGTGGTACTTTAGGCACTACAGCAGTTACCTTTGCTCAATTCTCTGGTGCAGGTCAGATTACTGCTGGCGCAGGTTTGACAAAGACTGGCAACACTATTGATGTTGGCACAGCATCTTCTAGTCGTATTGTTGTTAACTCAGACAATATCGACTTGGCGACTTCTGGTGTAACTACTGGAACTTATAAGTCTGTCACTACTGACGCTTATGGACGAATCACAGCAGGTACTAATCCAACTACTCTGAGTGGTTTTGGCATTACAGATACTTACACATCTGCACAAATTGATACGCTGTTTGGTTCAACAGAATCTGCTGCGACAAGTGCTGCTGCTGCTGCGACTTCAGCATCCAACGCTGCTACGAGTGCCACAAATGCCTCTACAAGCGCAGGAAATGCCTCTACAAGCGCAACGGCTGCTGCTGCTAGTGCTACGGCTGCTGCTGCCTCATACGACTCGTTTGATGACCGATACTTAGGCCCTAAATCAAGCGCACCATCTGTTGACAATGATGGCAACGCATTGTTGACTGGTGCTTTGTACTGGAACACATCCACTAATAACTTGTTCGTGTGGACAGGTTCAACATGGACTAGCGCAGCGTTTACTTCTGGTGGATTCTTAACTGCTGCTAACAACCTGTCAGACCTTGCAAGTGTTTCAACAGCTCGTACTAACTTAGGCTTGGGTACTGCTGCGACTATGACAGGGCCAAGCGGAACTATTGTAGGCACTACAGACACTCAGACCCTGACCAACAAAACTATTGAAGCTGGCACATTCACTAACGGCTACACAGAAGAAACTGTAACTGCTAATACTTCTACTGCTTATACAGTTGACTTGGCTAATGGTTCATTGCAGATTCTGACATTGACTGGTAACTGCACCTTTACATTCCCTACTGCAACAGCAGGTAAGGGTTTCACAATGCTTTTGAAGCAAGATGGTACAGGTTCACGCACAGTAACTTGGCCTAGCTCAGTTAAGTGGCCAGCCAGCACAGCCCCTACAATTACATCTACTGTTTCTAAAGGTGATAAGTTTGTCTTTGTAGGTGATGGCACTTATTGGTGGGGAAGCAATGCTGGTCAGAACTATCTGTAATCATGGGAACATTTAGAGACCTTACTGGTGAACGATTTGGACGGCTTCTCGTTTTGCAGCGAGACGGCTGTAATAAGCATGGCCAAGTCAAATGGTGGTGCGAATGTGATTGTGGAACTCAGAAACATATTTTAGGTATGTGCCTTAGCCGTGGAGAAACACAATCTTGCGGTTGTTTACATAAAGAAGTAACTGCAAAAATAAGTACTACACATGGTAAATCAAAAACATCTATATACGCTATTTGGAGTTCCATGATTGATAGATGCCATTTGCCTACTAGTGACGCTTATAAAAGATATGGTGAGCGTGGAATTTCTGTAGCACCTGAATGGCATAGTTTTAAAAATTTCTATCGTGACATGGGTGATAAACCTAAAGGTATGTCTTTAGAACGTATTGATAATGATGGAGACTACTGCAAGGAAAATGTAGTCTGGGCTACTGCTAAACAACAATGCAACAATCGCCGAAATAATGTTGTCCTTGAACACAATGGAAAGAAACAAACAATGCAACAATGGTGTGATGAGCTTGGGCTTAAAATAGGTACAGTTTGGGCTAGGTTAAATATTTATGGATATAGCGTAGAGAAAGCGCTTACTAAAGGCTGGAGGGCTAAAAATGTTCTCGTCTAATAATTCGCAAGTTGCTAACGATGCTGTATTTGTGGAAGATGTTTTCAGTAATTTTTTGTACACAGGCAACGGCTCTACACAGACCATCACCAACGGCATTGATTTGTCCACTAAAGGTGGTTTGGTTTGGACTAAGGGCAGAAGTGCAATCACAGACAATATGTGGTTTGACACAGCCCGTGGTGTTCAAAAAGAATTGAGTTCAAATAAGACCAATGCCCAAGCAACAAACACGCTTGGTATTACAGCGTTTGGAACAACTGGTTATTCAATGGGTTCTGATGGAAGTCTTAACGGCTCTGGAACAACCTACGCCTCATGGACATTCCGCAAGCAACCAAAGTTCTTTGATGTTGTGACTTATACAGGTAACGCAACTGCAAGGGATATTGCTCATAACCTTGGTAGCGCCCCGGGTTGCATTTTAATTAAACGTACAGACACAACAGGTAGTTGGTTGGTCTGGCATAGAGGTGGAACACAACAAAATTCGTATTGTACCGCACTAAACCTAACATTTGGTTATGATAATCAAGGTGTTGCTCTTTGGGGTACTACATTAACAAGTGCCCCAAACATGAATTCGGCAACATTTTCACTTGGCACACACAGCCTTACTAATGCCTCTGGTGGTACTTATGTCGCCTACCTATTTGCACACAATGCAGGAGGCTTTGGTCTGACTGGTACAGACAATGTGATTTCGTGTGGTTCAACCACAATGGGGTCAGGAATTACAACAACTACCCTTGGGTATGAGCCGCAATGGTTGCTTATTAAAGGTTCTAACAATGCCAATGCTTGGTGGCTTGTTGACAATATGCGCGGCCTTTCTCAGTCTGGATACAACCGACTTATTCCTAATGATACAAGCGCAGAAACGGCAATTGCTTCTCCATACATTTCCATTACATCAACTGGTTTTACGATGGATGGGTCGATTTTCGGAAGCGGAAACACATTCATCTACATAGCCATTCGTAGAGGCCCAATGAAAGTGCCTACGGATGCGACTAAGGTTTTGAATGTTTCAGGTGCAACCGCAGGCACATCTCATTATGTTGGCTTTCCTCCAGACCTAGTTTGGAACAAAGACCAAGCCTCGGGTTCCTACCCATTTAATTGGGGAACGAGATTACAAGGAAACGATATAAGGCTACAGAGTGCAACCACAAACGGTGAATTGACGGGAACTGGTTACTGGAAATTTGACGATAAAACCAACTATTTCACAAACACAGTCACTGCGACTGGATACGATTGGTCATTTAGACGAGCCCCCAGCTTCTTTGATGAGGTTTGCTATACAGGCAATAACAACGGTGTAGGCCAAACTCTAAGCCATAATCTAGCGACTGTTCCTGAGCTGATGATTGTGAAAAGGCGCGGTGGCGTTGGTTCGTGGCTTGTATATAGCGCCGCAACCGGAGCTACGAATTACTTGCTATTAGAAGACACGGCCGCTTCTGCTGCGGCATCTACAGTTTGGCAAAACACAGCGCCAACAGCAACGCAATTCACAATTGGTCAGTCAATAAACCAAGCCTCCACTTATGTCGCCTACCTATTTGCCACTTGTGCAGGTGTTTCTAAGTGCACCGCCTTTACTGGTAATGGTACAAGCCAAACTATTAACTGTGGCTTTACCTCGGGTGCACGCTTCGTTATGATTAAGGCAACAAGCACTACAGGGAACTGGACAATTTTTGACAGCGCACGTGGAATTTCTGCTGGCGGAGACCCTGCTTTATATTTAAACAGTACGGCTGCTGAAGTAACTGGTGTAGATGCAATTGATGCCGACAGTACGGGTTTTATTGTCAATCAAGAAAGCACTTTTAATTTGAACGCAAGTGGAGTCCAGTACTTGGTGCTGGCTATAGCCTGATGGAATACATTTACATCATTGAAAACACCAACACAGGGAAGTTCTACATTGGTAGAACGAATGACCCTGCACAACGCAAACGTGCGCATTTCTCTGAACTTCGCAGAGGTGCTCATGGCAATCCAAGGCTTCAGTATTCATTTAACAAGCATGGTGAGCAAGCGTTTGAGTTTAAAGTGGTTGATTCTGCGACACCTGAACTAATCCAAGCAAAAGAAGCTGAGTGGTTCAAGGCTTTTGATGAAGACAAGTCATATTTATACAACTGCCATTTCAAGACAATTGGCGGTGAAGGTTTATCCAGACCGCACACGCAAGAATCAAAACTAAAGATTTCTGAAGCTATTAAAGATGGCACACGCAAATACATCTTTAATATTCTTGATGAGCGTTATGCTGGTGCAGGTGTGAAGGCTTTGGCAAAGAAACATAGTGTATCTACAGAAACAATACTTTCATACACTCCTGAGTGGGAGCAACTGCGTGGCTTAAAAATGCCAAAGAGCATACAAGCGGAATCATCAAAGCAACGAGTTGCTGAGTTTGTTAGGTTGTTTATGGTTGCTGGTGATGCGGCTTTACACGAACTAAAGGCTATTGGTGTTTCTCGTAGGTCTTTAATTAAATATCTGCCTGACTACGATTTATCTTTTAAGGACATTAACTTAATCAAATGGCGTGACGATGCAAAGCTAAGAGCATTAGAAGCTATCAAAATGGTTAATGAAACAGGTTGCACAGCTTTACACGCCATGAGAGAGTGCAATGCTACTGTCTCAAGCTATTACAAATACCGAGGAGTTTAAAATGCAAATTCGTTTACGTTCAAATGGACAGGTAATGTACGAGGGTGAGTTCCGTACATTATTCCCAAACACTTCAATGCCACAACAACTGTCAGAGGAACTGTTAAACAGTTTTGGTGCTGATGTAGTCTTTGAAGGCCCACAAGCTACAGGCGGTACTGTTTACCAATACTCTCAAGCCTCTGGTGTTGAGCAAGTAAATGGTAAGTGGTACACAAAGTACATTCTTGGCCCTGTCTTCATTGACCAAGTGGTAGATGGTGTAACTACTACTGCTGCTGAACAAGAAGCTACTTATAAGGCTCAGAAGGATGCTGAACAGGCTAAGAATGTTCGTGCTACTCGTGATGCTAAGTTAGCAGAGTGTGACTGGACTCAAGTAGCTGATGCACCTGTTGACAAAACAGTATGGGCTACATATCGTCAATCTTTGCGTGATGTTACAGCGCAGGAGGGCTTTCCTTGGACTATCACTTGGCCTGATGCACCATGAACGATGTAAGCCACGAGCAAATCTACGAGCGTCTAATTGCTGTTGAAAGCAAGGTTGACCGCATTGATAACAACACTAAAGGGCTAGTAGAGGCCATTGATGCTGCCCAAGGAGCTATTAAAGTTCTTGGATGGATTGCTTCTATTGCCAAACCTATTTTATGGGTTGGTACGCTTGTGATGGCGGCTGGTGCTATTTGGCAGACATGGATTAAAAAATGATTGATTGGGCTGAAGCATTTATTGCAGCGGCCTGTCTTACATCATTTGTAATATTCTGTAGCTACATTATTATTATTTG